TGAGCTGGCCTACGAGCAGCTATCGGTGGCAGGGCTGAACCTGGGCGAGCTGAACGCCCTGTTCGAGGGCATCGCGGCCAGGTACGGCCTGGATAGCCTCCCAAATTCCAAGCCGCCGCAGCGGCGCGGTTCGACCCGGAGGTAGAGGCGGCGCTCTTGCACGCCTTCGGGGTCGATGTCCTAGACCCGCAGGTGTCCACACGGCGGGTCAGGGACCTGCTGCGACGGTTGCCCCCCTCAGCCCTCAAGGGCGGGGAGCTGTGGAGCACCGAGGCTGACCTCCTGGCCCTCCTGGTGGACCAGGTGGCCCTCCTGACGTGGGTCACGCTGCGGGCCAACGGTGCCAAGCGGGCACCCAGGCCCAGGCCCATACCCAGGCCAGGGTCCAGGTGGGCGCAGCAGCCCCCAGCACCGGCCCAGGACGGCCAGGAGGGGCGCAGGGCAGGCACCTGGGCTGAGGCTGCCCAGGCCCTAGCCGGTGTGCCGGGCATGGTGGTGGGCGATGGCTAGCTACTCCTACGGAGCCCTGACCATCCGGGTATCTGCCGATACCAAGCAACTGTCCGTTGACATCAGCCAGGCCGCCAGCGCGGCAGGGCAGGACGCAGCAGGCAAGATCGGCAGCAGCATGACCAACGGCCTCAAGGCCGCTGGGGGGCTGGCCAAGTCCCTGGGGACCAGCGTGGCCACGGGCCTGACGGTGGCCACCGGGGCGGCTACCGCGTTCGGGATCGAGTCTTTCAAGAGCGCTGCCCGCGTGGGCGAGATGGACGCCAGCCTCCGCGCCTTGGCCAAGGCCAACGGGCTCAGCTACCAGGCCATGCAAGACTCTGTGACCGCGATCCGCAAGCAGGGCATCGAGGCGGGCGTTGCCCAGGACCTCGTGGCCCAGTTCGCCCGTAACAACCTGGACCTGGGCAAGTCCACGGACCTGGCCAGGGTCGCCCAGGATGCGGCAGTGATCAGCGGGCGCAACTCCACCGAGGTCCTGGCCGACTTGACGCATGGCATCACGACGCAGAATAGCCAGGTCCTCCGCAATGCCGGATTGAATGTCCAGGCTGGTCAGGCCATCGACCAGTACGCCAAGTCGGTGGGTAAGAGCGTCAAGGACCTGACCGACGCGGAGCGCAGCCAGGCGGTCCTCAACGCCGTGCTGGTGTCAGGTAAGACCGTGGCCGGGGCCTACGCCGAGGCCATGACCGAACCGGGTAAGGTCCTCCGCAGTTTCAAGCGGGTGACCGATGACATCAAGGTCAGCATCGGCCAGGACCTCGTACAGGCGTTCGGGCCGGTCATCCTCTCGGCGTATGACATGGCCAAGGCGTTCAGCGCGGCGGTCGCTCCTGGTGGGGTGCTGAACCCCATCATCATCGCCATCGCTCAGGCGGTGGAGGCCCTGGCCGTGCCCCTGTCGAACGTCATCGAGCGGTGGACTGCCTGGATCGCCAACCTCAAGCCCGAGCAGATACAGGGCGTCGTCAAGATCCTTGAGAAATTCGGGCCTGCGATCCTGGCCGGGGCGGCTGCCCTGTCTGTCCTGGTGGCCCCCCAGCTCCTCAGCGGAATCCCCGTGCTGGGCGGTGTCCTCAAGAACCTGCTCGGGCCTATCCAGATGGTCGGCGGCGGGCTGGTCAAGATGGGCGGCTCAGCCGTCGCGGCTATCCCAGGGCTCGGGTCGATGGGTTCCGCGGCCGGTCTGCTGCCCGCCGCGATGAACCCCGTAGGAGCTGCCGTGGTCGGGGTGGTCGCGGCCATCGCTGCCCTGATGATCAGCAGTAAGGATTTTCGGGAGGGGGTCCTGGCGATGGGTCAGGCCCTCTGGACCGGGCTCAAGCCAGCCCTGTCCTCGGTCTGGGAGCTGGTCAAGACCTTCGGGCTGGCCCTGTGGGAAATCATCAAGGCCATCGGGGACGCGCTAGGCCCAGCCCTGAAAAACCTGGCTCCGCTCCTCCAGCAGATCGCTGCCCTGTTCGGTCAAAACCTGTCGGGCGGGGCTGAGGGGGCTACCTCCTCAATGGGTGCCCTGGTGCCCGCCATCACCGGGGTAATCAAGGTGATCGGGTTCCTGCTCGACATCACGACCAAGGTCCTGGTGCCGATTCTTGAGGTCCCCATCAAGCTGGCGGCGATGGCCTCGGCCGCGCTCCAGGTGGTCCAGCCCCTCAAGCTGCTGGGTGCTGCGGTGGAGTGGCTGATCGGGATAGCCGAGAAGTTGTGGCACTGGATCACCGGCAACTCACCAGGGCTCATCCCCGCGTTTCAGCAGCTCGGCCAGGTGGCTGGCCAGATCGCGGGCGCGATAGGCGGGGTGGTCGCGGCCGGGTTCGGTAAGGCCCTGTCTGCGGTCCAGGGGGCCACCAGCGGCATGGTGGACGCGGCACGCGGGGCCTGGTCCAAGATGACCAGCGAGGCCCAGTCGGCAGGCTCCAGCATGGTGGAAGGGCTCAAGGCCGGGCTGTCTGCCGCCAAGAGCATGGGCGGCTGGATCGGGTCCAACGTCACCGGCCCCGTGATGGGGTTCATCAAGTCCGGGTTCGGGGTGTTCAGCCCCTCCACCATGACCATCACCGTGGGGTCTGAGGTCGTGGCCGGGCTCAAGAAGGGCCTGGAGGCTGCCAAGCAGATGGGCGGCTGGCTCCAGGCCAACATGACCGGCCCCGTGCTCGACAAGATCAGGTCCGGGCTCGACGCCGCCGCCATGACCCCCATCGGCCAGCAGATGATAGGCGGGCTCCAGCAGGGCCTCCAGGCTGCCAGCCAGATGGGCGGCTGGCTCCAGTCCAACGTGGCCGGTCCCATCCTGGGCGGGCTCAAGTCCGCGTTCGGCATCGGCTCCCCGTCCCGGTACACCATGCCGTTCGGGGTGGGCCTGATGGAGGGGGTGGAGGTCGGCATGGCCAAGGCCGCTGACCACCTGGAGGTCCCCGCCGTCCCCGGCCTGGCCGCCCCGCTCGCTGGGGACCTCGGCGCGGCGGGCCTGGGAGCTGGCGGCGCGGGCGCGACCATCAACGTCTACCCCTCAGCCCAGATGGACGAGAAGCAGCTAGCCGCCCTGGTCAACCGTGAGCTGGCCTGGGCCACAGCCGGGGGTGTCGCCTGATGGCCAGATCGGTGAGCCTGCCCACCAGGGGCTACGACCGGGCGTTCACCTGGGAGTACGAGGCCCCCCCGCTGCCCCCTGGCCGGGAGCTGATGCCGGTGGTGTGGGACGACTTGTGGCTCAACACGGGCGACCAGGCCAACGGCCTGTGCCTGGTGGTGGAGGGCCTGACCGGGTGGCTGGACTCCCCGCCCCTGGAGGGCAACGACTCAGCCAGGGTCATCAGCGACGGCGCAGCCTGGGGGCCTAAGGTCCTGGGGCCGCGCATCATCACCATCAGGGGGGCAGCCACCGGCCCCCGTGAGCTGATGGGCAGGTTCCGTGACCAGCTCACCGCCAGGGCAGCCAGCCGGGAGCCCAAGACCCTGGCCGTGGGTGACTGGGACCTCCAGCGGGTCCTGACGGCTGAGGTCCGGGCCGGGTCTGACCAGTACCGGCACCGGCCCCTGGGCTCCACCGGGTTTAAGTACGAGGTCACCGTGACCGCCGCTGACCCCATCCTCTACGCGGGCACCTGGCAGACAGCCACCCTGACCAACTCCACCGAGGCCACCGGCCGCGACTACCCCAAGACCTACCCGTGGCACTACGCCGCGGGCTACCTCCCGAACGCGGCCATCCTGCGGAACGCGGGCAACTACGCCGCCCCGGTGTGGGCGCTCTATGAGGGGGCGCTAGAGCAGTCAGCCCTGACAGGAGGGCCTGACCAGATCATCCGCGTGTCCCGCGTCGATGACGGAATGGCCATCCTGGTGTCCACCGCGACCCTGACCGCTGAGGCTGAGGGCGGGGTCAGCAGGGCCAGCTACATCCTGCCGGGCAGCAGGCCGATGTGGGTTCAGCCTGACTCCACCGCCCGGTGGTTCCTGCGCTCGGCAGGGGCGGGCCAGGTCACCCTGGCCTGGAGGTCAGCGTGGGTCTGACCATCGACCAGCTAGCCCTGGACCCCCGCCAGCCCAATGTCCCGCTGCCGGGCAAGTGGACATTCTGGGCTGAGTCGATGGTGGGCAGCCAGGCCCTCGGCAACGTCGATGTGGGCGGGTTCTACTGCGTCAGGAGGCTGTCCGATTTCGGGTACGGCAACGTGACCCTGAACCTGCCGTGCGGGCTCAGCTCAGATGTCCTGGTCAACCTGTGGAGCTGGCGGCTGTGGGCCTACTACGCGGGCGAGCCCTATTTCTGCGGGGTGCCGACCGGGCTACAGGATGAGAACGGCTCAGAGCGGGTCACGTTCACCCTGACCGAGCTGCCCGGCTACCTCCGCAAGCGGCAGTTCGACACCTTCCCAGACCGGAAGTTCATCAACTGGGAGCAGACCGCCATAGCCCGCGAGCTGGCCCAGCCCGTTGAGGATGTCGGGGTCCAGATCATCACCCAGCCTGGCGTCCCGCCCGTGTTCCGAGACCGGACCTATGAGTACCTGGAGGGCGGCTCCAGGGGCCAGCTCCTCGTCAACCTGTCGGGGGTCCTCCAGGGGCCTGAGTGGCGCACCGAATACACCACCCTGAGCAACGGCCGGCCTCAGTGCTCGCTGCGGATCGCCTACCCCAGGGTGGGCTCAGATGACGCCGGGCTCGGCGTCTCGGTGCCAGGCGCGATCCTGGCCTACCGCTACCAGATGGACTCAGACCAGCTCCGCACGCGGACCTACGCCGTGGGGGACCTGCCCCACGCTGATGCCAACGGGAACCCGATCCCCGAGGGCACCCCGCGCCCGGTGGTGGTCCGCAACGTGAACATGCCGAGCCTGCCGCGCCTGGACGCCGTGGACGACTGGCCAGGCACCGTCAACATCAAGACCCTGGAGGACCGGGCCAACACCGGGGCCACCATCAACTCCATCCCGGCTCAGGAGGTCCAGGGCAGCCCGCCTGAGTCCTACCCGGCCCTGGGCACCTACGGGCCTGGAGACACCGTGACCGTGCGGGCGGTCACCCCCTTGATACCGGAGGGCATCGAGTTCGCGGCCAGGCTGACCCAGGTCGAGGTCAACGCCGCCACGGGCGTAGCCACCTGGCACGCCCAGTTCATCAGCCCGCCGCAGACCGCCCGGCTGTCCGTCAGCGGCACCCTGAACCGGCTGGCCACCGGAGCCCGGCAACTGTTCTACAGCGGCGGGCTGAGGCCCACCTAGAGGAGGTCTGACCCGATGACGACACCCCAGGGCAAACTGGCCTACGGCCAGCCTGAGAACTACGACGCGGCCGATGACAGGGCTGTGATCACGGCGGTCACTGGCGGCAGGATAGGGCTGGTCCGCCCCGTGTCCGTGGTCGCGGGGGCTGGCCTCCAGGTCCTCATCAGGGCTGGCTGGGTCGGCGTGGCCACCTGCGATGACCTCACCAGCGCGGTGGTGGGCTCCCGCCAGGATGAGGTCGTCACGGTCAACCCAGGCCCCGCCTCGGGCAGCCGCCAGGATGTCATCTGGTGTGACACCCTGCCCGATGAGGGCCGCTGGGAGCTGCGGACCCTGACCCTGGCCCAGGCAGCCGGGCGGTCAGGCATCCCCCTGGTGCGGGTCACAGCCGGGCAAAACGCCAACCTGGCCACCCAGATGGACCTGGTTCCGGTCGATGCGGCCATTGACAGGCGGCTCCTGTCGCACACCGCGATGGGCGCCAATTTCAACGACTACAACGCGACGAGCTGGGCGACAGCGGTAGGCCGGGGGGTGGAGTCCATCCCCTGCTGGATCGAGCCGGGCCAGTGGTACCGCATCAGCTATCACTGCTCGGCGGTGTCCCTGGTGGGCGGCACCAGGCCCCCGCTGGGCACCCAGCTTGAGGGCGTCATCGGCATCGGGGAGCGCAACGAGGGCCAGGCTGCTGCCCTGAGCCAGCTACGGCGCGGCGGGGTGTTCGCCTGGCCCTACTACACCGTCCCGAACGTCCTCCACCACGAGTACATCTTCCGCCACTCCATCGGCAGCGTCGGAATCTGGCGGGTGTTCGATGGCCGCGTCTGGAAGCACCCCACCACCCCAGGGTCCATCCGGCCCGGTGGCTACACCGACCTGGGGCCTCAGCTCCAGTGGCTCGACGTAGAGGACATCGGGAGCTGACATGACCTCGCCAACGCTGCTCCGCTGGGGCCAGTCAGGCAGGTATGCGGCCTGGGATGACAGGCAGGTCATCACCGCCCTGGCTGGCCGCGCTCACGGGGTGGTGACCCCCGTCGTGGTGACCCCAGGGGCAGGGCTCACCGCGACCGTGGACCCTGGCTGGCTGGCCATCGCTGACTGCGGGGACGGCACCCTGGCAGTCCTGGCCTCCCCGGTGGAGCTGGGGGTGGTGGTCCGTGAGGGCGAGGAGGACGACGCCCGCACGGACGAGCTGTGGGCGCTGGTCACTGACCCCGAGGCGGCTGAGTACGTGCTGATCGTGCAGCCCGAGGGCAGCCAGCAGGTCGGGGTGGTCCTGGCCACGGTGGAGGTCCCGGCAGGCGCGGCCTCGGCCGCAGACATGACGTTCGTGCCCAGGGCTCAGGACTTCCCGCCCGGTGAGCCTGGCCCGCCAGGTCCTCCAGGGCCTCAAGGTCTGCCTGGCCCCCAGGGGCCTGCTGGTGACCCTGGAGGCCCACCCGGACCCCAGGGCGACCCAGGGCCACCTGGCCAGGAGGGGCCAGCAGGTCCCGTAGGCCCGCCAGGCTACGGCGAGCAGGGGCCTGCTGGCCCCACTGGCGAGCGCGGGGACCAGGGGCCATCAGGCCCAGCCGGGCCGCAGGGTGACGCCGGTCCACGCGGTGAGGAGGGGCCAGCAGGCGCGGCAACCATCATCGTGGGGTCGTTCGGGCAGCAGCGCCAGCCTGGGGACCTGCCCCCGGACGGGCTCATTCCAACCGACTGGGACGGCCCAGGCCGACCGGCCCAGGACGTGACGGTAGAGCAGGGCTGGGCGCTCGTGTACGAGCCGGATGGGCGGCTGTGGGTCTACATGGGTCCATCCTGGCCTCAGGGCGAGTGGTTCAGCCCTGCCGTCGTCCAGGGGCCTCCTGGTGAGGCAGGCCCGGCAGGCATCCAAGGCCCCCAGGGTCCGCAAGGCCCCGAGGGGCCAGCAGGCCCGGTCAATGCCACGTTCCTGTCCGATAACCAGGCGTTCCCGCTGGCTGGCAACCAAGGCGCGGCGACTATGGTCACCCGCGCCTGGGTCATCCCTGCCGCCCAGCTCATCCCCGGTAGCTGGTTCGAGGTCCACACCGCTGGATTCGGGGGCTGGGGGCCGACCAATGACCAGCGGCTCCTGGTGGTCGGCCAGCGGTTCAATGCCTCGATGTCGCTCCGCTACATAGACCTGCGGCTGACCAATGCCGCGACGGGCACAGCCAACGTGCCGTTCGGGGTGGTGCTGCGCCAGTTCGTCCAGGTCTACACGCCAACCTCGGTGATGGTCTGGACCGAGGCCCTGATGTCACCCAGGCCCACTCACTCAGCCTGGACAGGCGGGAACATGGCGGCCGGTGCGGTCAGCAGCGTGGAGCCCGAAACGCTCATAGCCGGTAATGACCTCACCCTGGGCCTGACGGCGCGGTGGGCAGGTCAGACCGACAACTCCGCGCTGGTGACCTTCCAGGGCTCCAGGCTGTCCCGCTACATCGCCACCCCAGCGGCCGGGAGCCGCGCCTATGACGTGCTGACCAGGAGGCCAGCCGCGATCTGAGCAGGAGGACCCATGCCAATCCGAGGAGGGCGGCACCAGCGCCGCCTAGTCCGCAAGGGCGAGACCTACACAGGCGACACGGAGGACGTGGAGCTGGAGGGGGTGGAGCCCGACGCGGCCATAGTCCCCGAGTCCGAACAGGTCGGGGACCTGGAGCACGAGGGGGGGCCTGACGATGGCGGTAACTAGGGCCTGGTGGCCATCCCAGCACTACAACTCAGGGGGCCTGAACCGCCGCCTCATCGCGTTCCACACCACCGAGGGCTCCACCACGGCCGAATCGCTCCGCAACTGGCTGACCAATCCCAGCTCGAAGGTCAGCTATCACTTTGCGGTGGACATGTCGCACGGTGACAACTGGGCGGCTCAGTTCGTCCGCGACGGTGACCGCGCCTGGGCTCAGGCCAGTTACAACCCCCAGGCAATCTCCATCGCATTCTGCACCCCAGGCGGCGCGGCCTCGGGCTGGTCCAGGGACACCTGGCTGTCCAAGGGGGCCATGCTCACCGCAGCCGGGAGGCTGGCCGGGGAGCTGTCCCGCCAGTTCGGCATCCCCCGCACGGGGCTCAGCAGCAGCCAGGCCCAGGGCTCGTCCAAGGGGTTCTGTGAGCACAAGAATTTCGGGTCCGGTGGGGGCAACCACCACGACTGCGGCTCGGGGTTCCCGATGGACCGCATCCTGGCCATAGCTGGAGGAGCCCAGGGGCCGTCCACACCGGCCCCGCCCTCAGGTGGTGGCGGCAGCGCCCCGGCGTTCACCGCGAACCCCTACTTCGGCCAGGACCGCAACCAGCGCCATCCTGACGTGAGGACCTGGCAAAACAAGATGCGGAGCCGGGGCTGGACCATCGACGTGGACCAGATATTCGGCCCAGGCAGTGAGCGGGTCTGCCGCCAATTCCAGCAGGAGAAGCGCCTGACCGTGGACGGGAAGGTCGGCCCCCAGACCTGGGCAATGACCTGGAGCGCACCCGTCACCTAGAGTTCACCGCCTCGGCGTAGCGTCGAGGCCAAGACCCCCAATCGAAAGGATCACCGATGCTAGTCACCGGATACCAGCGGGTCACCATCTGGGTGCCCGACCTCGGGGAGCCAGGCACCCCAGACCAGGGGCTCCCCCCTGGCGAGCCCGGCTACCCAGGCCAGCCCCTCCCGCGCCCGCCCTGGGCACCGCGCCCGCCTGACAACTGGCTGCCCGAGGGCGGGCTACCAGGGCAGGGCCTCCCCGTCTACCCAGGTCAGGGCCTCCCCGGTTACCCCGGTCGGCCAGGCCACCCGCTCCCGATCCCGCCGCGGCCGGTCTACCCCGTGGTCGAGGACCCTGACGACCTGGGCGGCCACCCCGAGGTCCCTGACCTGGCCATGACCCGCCGCATCCTCATCACGGACGGGGCCGACCAGTTCACTGGCTACGTGCTGCTGGCTGAGCCCCCGCAGGTGGAGGACGACTACGAGCCGCGCCCGCCCAGCTATGGCCTGCCCGGAACCTGGGTCGCGGTGCTCTACGGCGCGGCGCTGGCCTGGGCCTGGGTCCGCACTCCTGGCACCAGGCCCGAGCCTGGCGAACCGGACACAGGCGGGCCTGGCTTCCCCGAGCGCGAGCCCAAGAGGTAGCCATGACCACCGTGCTGGCTGAGGCCGAGGCAGACACCGGGGCTCCGTTCGAGGTCCCGTTGTATGTCTACCGGGGCGACTCCCGCTCCTGGGGGTTCAGGCTGTGGGAGGACGACGAGAGGACCCAGCCCTACGACCTGAGCCAGGTCCAGTCAGCCAGGGCACAGATACGCCGCAGCCCTGATGACCGGGTGGCCGTGGAGCTGGTCTGTCAGATCACCCCGCCGAACTGGATATTCGTTCACCTGTCGGCCGGGCAGTCTCAGGGCTGCCCGTCCGGCCGGTGGGACCTCCAGCTCACCAGGCCCGTGAGCAGGGTCCAGACCATCATCAAGGGGCCTGTGACGGTGGAACCGGACGTGACCAGATGAGCGAAATAGACGTGACGGTCCCCCGCCAGCCTGGGGCCATCGACGTGTCGGCGGGGATGCCTGGCCCTGAGGGGCCACCAGGCCCGTCTGGTCCCCAGGGTCCTGACGGGCCACCGGGACCAGGAGGCCAGGCAACCATCATCGTGGGGACCTTCGGGGCTCAGCGCCAGCCCAACGAGCTGCCCCCGGATGGGTTCCTGCCTGCTGACTGGGACGGTCTGGGCCGCCCGGTGCGGGATACCCAGGTGGAGCTGGGCTGGTCCCTGATCTACGAGCCTGACGGCACGCTGTGGACGTTCGTGGGTGATGGCCTGCCAGCAGGCCAGCCCTGGATAACCCCCGGCATCCTCCAGGCCCCCCCAGGGCCTCCAGGGGCGCAGGGGCCACCAGGAGGGCCAGGAGCCCAGGGGCCAGCAGGCCCCCAGGGTGCCCGAGGCGAAATGGGGTTCCCAGGACCCCAGGGCCAGGAGGGCATCCCAGGCGGGCAGGGTGCCCGAGGCGAGATGGGGCCAGCAGGCCCCCAGGGTGCCCAGGGCCTCACCGGACAGACGGGGGTCCAGGGGCCTCCTGGGCAGGACGGCGCGGCAGCCATCATCGTGGGCCAGTTCGGGGTGTCCAAGCTCCCCACGGACCTGCCCCCGACTGGCTACCTGCCCGCCGACTGGGACCGGCCAGGGCAGCCCGCCTATCAGTGCCGGATCGGGGATGCGCTCCTGTTCCACCGCGAGGGCCACCCTGTCGATGGCACCCTGTACGGCTTCGTGTCGCAGGTCAATAACCCGCTGGGCTGGGTGGACATCGGGAGTATCCAGGGGCCGCAGGGTCCGCAGGGGGCACCAGGCCCCCAGGGCGTGCCAGGTGTGGACGGGCAGGCAGGCCCCGAGGGGGCAGCAGGACCAGCCGGGCCGGAAGGACCGCGCGGGACGCTGGGATTCCCAGGGCCGCAGGGCCAGCAGGGTGACCAGGGCGTGCCAGGACCCCAAGGCCCGCAGGGCAGCCAAGGCCCCCAGGGCATACCGGGCCAAGACGGGCAGGTCACCAGGGCTGAGCTGGAGATAGCCCCCCGCTACTGGTCGCTGTCACTCGGCCCTGGCTGGACAGACGGCAACGTGGCAGGCCCCCCTGAGCCCCCGCTGCGGTTCTACTACCACCGGGGGGTCTGCTGGATCAACGGCTATATCCAGTGGAACCTGGGCGGGCTGCCAGCCGCAGGCACGGTCATCGGGGCTATCCCGATCGGGTTCTACGCCCCGACCACCATTTGGCCCTGCCCCGCGATCCTGGTTGCCGGTGGCGGCGGGCGGGTGATAGCCCAGGTGATGATGGTTCAGGGCTACCAGCTCCAGGTGTACTCAGCCCCGTCCGACTTCCCAGGGGCGACCTCGTTGCAAGTCCTGTTCCTTGACTCGATCCGGTTCGTGCCGGTCAGCCTCCCGCCTGGTGTGCCCAGCTCGGACCAGGGCGGGCGGCTGGTGGCTGCCAGGGCTGACTGGACACCCCCGGCCAACTTCCCGATGCCTGGCTGATGGACCAGCGCCACCGCAAGCAGCTAGCTGACCTGGCCTGGCACGGGCTCCAGGTGTTCGTGGCCTCGCTGCTGGTGACCACAGCAGCAGGTGACTACCTCACCAGGCTGCGGACCCTGGAGTTCTGGCAGGACCTAGCCGGGTCCGCCGCCGTGGCGGTGCTCTCCCAGCTCCTCGCCTACGCGGCGCTGCGAATGTGCCCAGGGCAGGGCACAGGTAAGAATCCTGACACGCCGCCGTGACCCTGGGCCGCTACGGTGGGGGGGTCCAGCCCCGCCAGGCTGGACCCCGCTACGAAAGGACACTCGTATGACGCACATGACCAGGCGCGGGTTCCGCCGCGTCGGCCTGGCCGTCCTGGCTGCTGCCGCGCTGACAGCAGGGGGCACCGCCGCCGCCTCGGCCGCGACCACGGGAGGCAGCCCCCAGCCCAGCTCCTACGGGCAGCACCACCCCAAGCAGGTCCGCCACTGTGAGTTTGACTGGCTCTCGGGCATCACCCTGGACCAGGACAGCCAGGGCCAGGACCTCGGCTACGGGCAGGCCAGCCAGTCCCCCTACGGGCAGACCCAGGGCCATAAGCCGAAGGCCGAAAAGGTCGAGGCATTCCAGCTCGTCAAGGTCTGCGAGACCGGGGAGCACCTGACCGTCACCGACGTGGGCAAGCCCTACGTGGAGGAGACCGAGCAGCAGCAGGAGCCGCCCTATGTGGCCCCCAGCCCGGACGCCAGCCCCAGCCCCACGGCCTACACCACCCCCGTCTCCTGACGCCAGCTAGCCCGGCCAGCCCACGGGCGGCCGGGCTAGACTGACCCTGGTGTAATCAGCCGGTCGGGAGGCCCCCTGGGAGTCATCAGCTACCTGCTGTGACGCTCCCACCCAGGGGGCCTCCTGGCGTCTGGGGCTGTGCCAGGTGGTCTATCCGTTCATCTGCCGGAACCACTCAGCCCGAAACGGCCCGTTCTGGGCTGAGGTCTGGAGCCTGGCCCCCAGGTCACTGACGGCCTCGACCTCCTCCACGGTCTTGGTCGGGATGTAGTCCAGGGCCTCGATCAGGAGCCTGGTGTCCTCCAGGCTCAGCCTGGGCCTGATCACCTGCTCAGGCATCAGATCACCCCATCATCGTTGACAGCCCTGAGCCTGCCCCTGGAGCTGCTGGGGGCCTGCCTGGGGGCTGGGCTGACCCTGTGCTCCAGCTCCCACTCAGCCAGGGCCTCAGCCAGCAGGGGCACAGCCCCAGGCCCCAGGTTCACGATGGGCCTCGGGTCATGGCGCAGGTGGCCCTCTGGGTGCCAGTAGACACTCAGCAGGCCCTTGATGGATGAGTGGTCCTCCACCACATAGCGGCCTGGCGGGTTCACTGAGCCTGCCTTACCGCCCATCAGGTGTCTGCCTCCTCGATCAGGGCCAGCAGCGCGGTGGAGCTGCTGGCAGTCACGATCGGCCCGCCGCTGGTGCGCCTGGCCTTCCACACGGTTGGGCTGCCTGTGGTGGCCTCGAACCAGACAGCCCACCTGCCGGTCAGCAGCTCGTTGAGGCCCGCCGACTGGTCCAGGTCTGGGGCATGGGCGCAGGCTGCCAGGTAGGCCGCCGTCTCGGCGTGCAGCTCACGGGCCAGCCTCCCGAAACTGGTGTCATCCCGCCCAGGGTGGTAATGACCCGGCATCAGAACTGCTCGCCCCCTTCCCTGGGCTGGGGTGGCCCTGTCCAGGGGTCGATGATCTGGGGGGCTGCCTCCCATGCCTCCGGTGCCGGGCGCGGGTACTCGGGGAGCTGGTGGCCCTCGACCGCAGCCAGGATGTCCTGGCTGGAGACCGGCAATTTGTCCTTGACCTCCTGGGCCAGGTCCCCCAGCCAGTCCGCCGCGGCCCAGGCATCGAGCAGGCTGCCAGCCACCAGGTGCTCACGGAGGCCAGCAGCCATCCTGAGCGCCCGCTCAGCTATGGCCAGGAGGTCTCCTGGGGTAATGCCCTCCTGGTCAGCCCTCACCAGGGCAGCAGCCTGGGCCAGGGCCTCAGCCTCCAGCAGGGCGGCCACTGCCTCCTCCTGGTGCCCCCTGCCAGGGGCCTGGGGGACATGCCCAGACACCTGGGCCTGGCACACAGGGCAGGTGAGCGTGACCTCCAGGCGGGGCAGGGGGCCTGACTCGACCAGGGCCGCAACGTCCGAGTCGATCAGCCCGGCCAGCCGCGCGGCCTCCTGGCCATGATCCCAGCCAGGCTCCCGGCCTGGCTCCTGGCAGCCTCCTGGCCCCATCAGTTGGCCCCTGCCGCCGCGTGGGCCTGGCGGTCCAGCTCGGCCAGCTCGGCGGGGTCGGTAATCTCCTCGCGCCCGACCTCCAGGCTGGAGCAGTGCTGGCACCTGTAGCGGAACCGCCGCCCAGCCAGGGGCCTGCCATGCTCCACCGGCTTGAGCTGGGAACCGAGCGCCCACACCAGGTCGATGTTGTACGTCTCAAGGATTTCGGATGCCTCCACGGCCAGCTCAGGCCGCTGGTAGGCCGCGAACAGGCGGTGGTAGCGGTTCAGGGTGCCCACGCTCCTGCCCATCGACTCCGCGAGCTGGCGCATGGTGTAGGCATCCGAGTGGCTGTCGATGGTCTGCCCGAACCTCCAGGCAGCCCGAACGCTGTCATTGCCAGCCCTCACTAGCTGCTTATAGGCCAGGGTGAGGGACTGGACCGTGCCCGCGTCTACGGCGCGGCCCGCGCTGGTGGTGCGGCCTGCTGTGGTGTGGCCGTGGCGGTCGGTGGTGGTCATGCGAGATGGTTCCTTCCATCATGGGCGGTGTTGAGGGTGAGGCCGCCGTTGTCGTGGGCGGCGCGGTAGAAATCGAGCCCGACCAGCAGGGCAGCAGTCAGGCTGACCCCGTTGTCGTCGGCTAGCTGCTGATACCAGGCCAGCAGGTCTGTGCCCTTACGGAACCGCAGGGTGAGCTGAGGCCCGCCGCGCTGGGGCTGGGTGGTGGTGGTGGCACTAGTCATGGGCGGTCACTGGTGCCCGGAGGGGCCTGGTGCGGCCCTCGCGGGCACCGTTCACGAACCTGGCCAGGAGGCGGTCCCCCACCCAGACCTCATGCGGGCCTCCGAGCAGCGACAGGTTACAGGCGCGGGTGGTGGCATTGATGGCCCCCAGGCCCCCCTGGTCCCTGGGCCAGGTCTCTACCGGGTGGGGGTCGCCGTCCGCCATCACTGAGTAGCGGATCACTTCCCGAGGCTGGAGGGGTTCGTGGTGGACCTCAGTCCGATTCGGTACTAGCTGAGTCATGCGGTTGGACCTCCTGTGAGCTGGGACGATGTGGTGCAATGCACACCCTATAACCTGTGCAATGCACAGCACAACGTCTGTGTACCCCAGCACCCCGTGTGGTCAAGACCATACGGGGCGTTGGAATACACTGAGCCCTGAGCGTTGTTAGCACAGCTAGCTGGGCTAACACAGGCCCAGTGACCAGGGAAGGAACCACCCCCCATGACTAGCAGCACCCTGACCCCAGCAGTGATCTACCTGCGGCTGTCAGACTTCCGAGACCAGGACGATGAGACCTTCGAGGCCCGCAAGGCTGAGCTGGTGGAGTTCGCCGCCAGCCTGGGCCTGCGGGTGGTCTGGGTCGCCATCGAGAACGACCTGAACGGGGACGGCAAGCCCAAGGGGGCCAGTGCCTATAAGACCCCACTCAGGGTCACCACCCCCAACGGGCTGGTGGAGTTCAGGACCAACCGGCCCGTGTGGCAGCAGGTCATCAGGGACTACCTCCTCACCGGCAGGGCCAAGGTCCTGGTGGTCAGTGATGACTCCAGGCTGGCCAGGAACGAGCGGGACGGCCTGGACCTGATCGACAACGTGAGGGTGGCCGGGGCCTCAGTGGTGGCCCCAGATGAGAACTGGGCAGCCAGGTGGATACTCCGCGACGGCGGCAGTGATGCTGAGCAGGAGGCCCTGAGGGACCGGATAGCCGATGCCCGCCGCTACAGTGCCAGCATCGCGGCCA